TATGCTGAAGATCACGGTCGTATGATCGCGCCCGCCGCATAGGCGACCGATCTCTGGGTAGGACCATCCCCGTTCGCGCAGGGCGGTGTAGATCTCCGCCCGCACCTTGATGTGCGGCGTGTGATTGCTGCGACGCATGGCTTCCGTCCAAACCATGCCGTGGGCCTTCAGGATCGGCAGTAGCAGGCGCTTGGTGTGCGATAGGCACGCCATGCCTGCGACCCATTCCTCCGGCGCCGGTTCGGGCTCCGGTTCCGGTTCGGGTTCGGGCGGTGGCGGGGGCGCCAGCGCCGCGATGATGGCCTGTTCGGTCGGCTTGGGCGCGGGCGGTGGCCCGGCGTCCAGGCGGGCGCGCACGGCCTTGTAATGAGCGTGCCACGCCATGCGAGCGTCAGGTTCCGGCGTCAGCATTGCGTCAGCTCCACTAGCAGGCGTTTGGCGTCAGCTTCGGTGCGGGCGTAGCCTAGTGAGCCTAGTACGGTTACGACGCGCCATGCGCGGGCGCTGGTCCGCTTGTATCGCACGGGCGCGTAATGGCCTATCAGCCGGTCAAAGTAGCGCACATCGCGTGTCAGGTCAGGATAAACAACGGTCGTCAGCATGTCACGCCCTCCGGTTCTGTTGACGCACCGCGCGCAGGATTTCCTGCCCGTCGCTCGACCATGTGCGGGACGCGCATGGGCACGGGTGCGGCTTGTCGCGGGTCAGCTCGCGGGCCTGTAGCGCGCGCACGGCGGCTAGCACCGCGCGCCCGTATTCGTGCCGATCGGCGTTTGGGTCGCGCCTGTAACGTTCCAAGCCGGTTAGCTTGGGATAGGGCGGATTGCCTGCGTCGTGCGCGGGTTTTTTTGTGCGGGTCATGGTCAAACCTCGATGTCTATATAAGAGCCAGGGCGATAAGCGCCCCTGTCACGGCTAGGCCAAACAGGGTTAGCAGGGCTTCGATGATCGCGATCATGGTTAGGTTTCCTTTGCGGTTGCGGCGCCGGCTGGCGCTTCACGGGGTGGCGGGTAGGCGGTGCGGTAGGCGTTATGGGTGTTACGCGCATAGTGTGGCCCCTACGGCGTCAGGGTGACGCGTGCCTATCATGGCACGCGCCGGTTAAGGTCAGGTTAACGCGTTTCTAAATCGGTTGCGTACCACTTGCGGTGTTCGATCGCGCCGCGATCCAAGGCGCGTTCTTCGTCATAACGGACGCGTTCGCGCCGTTCGGCCATCAGCTTTTCGATTGCGGCGTTTGCGCGGGCTTTTTGCGCGGGGTCGCGCGTATTGTCGCGGACGTGCTCCTGCCAGAATATGGAATTGTCGAGAACTTTGATGCTATTCGGTGTCATGATCATGCCTCCCCTTCATTGGTTTCGTCGAGCTCGTACGCGTCGCGCATGGATTGGCTAATTTCACGCCAGTTGACGTCATCAAGGAACGCGCGAGCGTAGTCGAGCGCGAGACCTTCACCGGCGTCGTCGAGAATCTCGTGCGCGTATTCCTTGAGCGTGTCGGCCAAGTCGAATTTGTCGAGCTTGTGCCAGTGCATTTCGGTTGGGTCGATACCGTCGAAGATTTCGAGATTGACGCGCCATGTGGCGTAGTTGGTCCAGCCGTTGTAATTGGTCATTTGTCCGTGTCCTTTTTTGGTCTCATCAGATGGCGCGTGACGCCATGACGGGCTGAGCCCGTTTCGACCTTACGCGGGATAGAGCAACGTATCATGTGCGGGAAGCTTGGCGACGACGTTGGCGAGCCACGGATCATGCGGGCGCTTGGACATGCTCAATCCGCGCGCGCCATGTTCGTGTGCGACGTGGGCGCAATGCGCCGGGCGAAGTTCCTTAGCCGCTTGGTCAATACGCCACGCAAAGAACTCCCATTCGCCGCGTGGCATGTCCTGAATGGCAATGCGCATTTTTGCGCGCAAGTCTTTTAGGCTTGTGGCGGCAAAATATGCCGGGCGAAACTGACCAAGAAAGTAGATCGAACCTGAGTATTGCATTTGCCCGTTCTCCGTGTTGGCGTCTCATTGCGCCGTTTCAACAAAGATAGAATCTCATACGCGGTCCAGCTTGTCAAACATTATTTTGCAGAATTGCAGAAAAGATTGACTAGCGGAAATGCCAGATTGACACCTGGTAGCAAGGGCTGGAAACGCCGGGGGATCCTAGGCTTTTGGGGGCGGATTGCATTTATATACAGTCTATGTGTATTTCTTCTAAAAAATTAATAATTATACATATATAGAATGTGGAATAGAATTGCTGGACTGAATCGTGATTTTGGGCGCGACTGAAAACCAAGTGTGCAATAGTGCAAAGTGTACATTTTTGCCTTGGACTAGGCGCGCGCACAATGCCCCATGGACCGCGTATGATGACCGTGTGTGCATGTGTGCATTTGTGCAATCGCCATCAGGGCGCAACGCATGGCGCAACTTGTTGGCCAATGGCCTATTTGTGCAATCCCTATTGCTATGATTATGATGCTGATAGCTATTGCCTAGGTCATGTAGCTATTGCCTAGGTCATGTAGCTATTGCTATGTTCGTGTTAAAGGCCGGGGGGTAGGGCCCTAGCCCGCCCGGTCACGGTCACGGAGGGTCCGCAAAAAATTTTTTTTTAAAACCAATTTCACAAACTAAAACGCATGGTGTAGAATGCTTTACATGACATGGCATACGCTTCCACATGAACCGCGCAAACTTCAAGCGACTGAAACGCGCTTGGACGCGATTTATCGCGCTGCGCGTCACGGGCTTAAAGGCGACACGCTGGCGCTGGCTGCAGGAATGCAGCCAGTTGAATACCGTCAATTATGTCAATTTGATCCGCTGGTGGAAATGGCGGAACAGAAGGGACGCGCCGACGGCGAAATGGAAGTGTCCGGCATATTGCATGACGCGGCGCGGGCGGGCGACGCCAAGGCGGCGTTGGCGATCTTGCAGCACTCGCATGGCTGGACGGCCAAGCAAGAGATCACCATTGACGTTTACCAAAAGATCAGCATCACTCAGGCGCTGTCCGACGCGCAGTCGCGATTGATCGAGCATGAGCCAACGAAAGAATTGATGTATGGCACAACTGCCGATCTATAAATCCAATGAAGAGCAGTTGCTGATGACCAAGCTATGGTCTCCGGCGATTGCAGACGACCCTGAAAATTTTGTGTTGTTTGCGTTTCCGTGGGGTCAACCCAACACGCCGCTGGCAAAGTTCAGGGGACCGCGTACGTGGCAACGCAAGGTGCTGCGGGAGATTGGCGACCACATCAAGGCCAACAAGGGCCAGCTTCAGATGGACACGCTGCGTAAAGCGGTGGCGTCGGGGCGTGGTATCGGCAAGTCGGCGCTGGTCAGTTGGCTGATCCTATGGATGCTGTCGACGCGCATCGGATCGACCAGCATCATCTCGGCCAACTCGGAAGCGCAGCTTAGGTCGGTGACGTGGGGCGAGCTGACCAAGTGGACGGCGATGATCATCAACGCGCACTGGTGGGAAATCAGCGCGACCAAGCTGACGCCTGCCAAATGGGTGTGCGAACTGGTCGAACGTGACCTGAAGAAGGGCACGCGCTACTGGGCGGCGGAAGGCAAGCTGTGGTCGGAGGAGAACCCCGACAGCTACGCGGGCGTCCACAACCATGACGGGATGCTGCTGATCTTTGACGAGGCAAGCGGCATACCGGACCCGATCTGGTCGGTCGGCGCGGGGTTCTTCACCGAAAACATCCTAGACCGCTATTGGTTCGCGTTCAGCAACCCGCGACGCAACCACGGGTATTTCTTCGAGACGTTCAACTCCAAACGGGCGTTTTGGAACACAACGTCCGTAGACGCGCGCACGGTCGAGGATACCGACAAGCAGGTGTATGAGCAGATTATTGCGGAGTACGGCGAAGACAGCAGCGAAGCCAAGGTTGAAGTCTACGGCGAGTTCCCGTCCGCGGGCGACGATCAGTTCATCTGGCCTGCGTTGGTAGACGACGCCATGAAGCGGGATCGGTACAAGGACATGACCGCGCCGATCGTCATGGGCATTGATCCAGCGCGAGGCGGGGCGGACTCGACCGTCATCGCCGTGCGGCAGGGCCGCGATCTCATCGCCATCAAGCGGTTCTCAGGCGAGGACACCATGATGATCGTGGGGCGGGTGATTGACGCCATCGAGGAGTTCAAGCCGACGCTGGCGGTCATCGACGAAGGCGGGCTAGGGTACGGCATCCTTGACCGACTGAACGAACAGCGGTACAAGGTAAGAGGGGTCAACTTTGGCTGGAAAGCCAAGAACTCCATCATGTGGGGTAACAAGCGCGCCGAGATCTGGGGCGCGATGCGGGACTGGCTCAAGACGGCG